TAGTGAATAGATCTTGTTTTTTTGTTATAATCCTTATCCAAAATTTTTAAATCTTTTTCAATTTGTGCAGAAATATCTTGTATTTTAGCATTTTCAGTAAGCATAAATGCTCTTAAATAATCTGGTAATCCTTTAGGTTCTCTGTTTTTAACCTTTAATTTAGTGTTAATACTATCTAATTGTTTAATATCTGTAACAACATCTGCATCATATTTATTTAACATTTCATTCAATTTAGGCTTGTTTTCGTTTGCTTTTGAAACTAAAGTGTTGATGTCGTTATCAACTTGATATATTTTATCCTTAATACTTATGGCAGATAAATTACTATTATTCCCTAGATCATTTGAAGGAGAGATTGTTTCTGTTCTCTCTGGCCCAGGCACTGTAGTTTCTTGGGATGGTAAATCATTTGCTCCACTTGATGGTGTTTCAGTAGGAGAAGTTTTAACTTCTAATCCTGCTTCTGATAGAGATCTTTCTGCAGCAGGGCTAGATGAAGGAATGTTTGAAGTAGCAGCTCCTGCCTCATCAAAATTAGCAGATAAATAACTTTTAGCTTTAGCAACCCACTCTGGAGATTGTTTCATATATCTAACAGCTTTAATTGTTGTATCAAACATAGCTCCCATTAAAACTCCCTCAATAACACCTTTACCTCTGCCTTTCATTTTTTCTATAATGTCAGCTTCTTCATCAACTCTACTATCTAAAAATTGTATAAATTCATTTTGTATTCCAAGCTCTGATAATAAACTTGCAAAGTTTCCATATTGTGGAGAAAACATAAAATCTGCTACAGCTCCAGATCCATAAACTTTCAATACATTAGTTGCTGCATTACCACCTTTATAAGCTTTAGTTGCTTTTAACATACCAGTAAATGGGATCATAAATTCTAAAAATCCTGCTCCTAAATTAGCAACCATGCTATCTGGATCATCAACAAATTCTAGTGGTCTAACATTAACATCTTCTGGTCTTTCAGTTAAAAAATTAACTTCTCCATCTTTGACCTGGATATAAAGATTTGGTAATCCATATTTTTCTCCAAGTCTTACTATATCATCTGTAACTTCAAATACGTTGTTTAGTGTACTTTCAACAGCAGTACCAACCATCCTATAGCCTTCTTTAAATATTTTTCCTAACTTGCTATCTTCCTTTACTTTTTCATTTACAAATTCATCATCTAAAATATCTCTATTACTTTCTATCAAAGAAGCTGTTGCCTGATAATTTCCTTCATTGTAAGCAGTTTCAACATTTTTAAATGCGTTTTCTTTATCTTCTCTCAAACGTACATTGGTTGGGTGCATACGTTCATTTTCATAAGAACGTAAAGCAACTAATCTTTCTGTATCTGCTAAACCTTCTGTACTTTCTATTTCTGTAATTTTATCTTTTCTATTCATTAGTTACTTCCTGTTACTTCAAACATTTGTTGATATTCTGCAGCTCTAGTATCTGTAATAATATTATAAGTATTTTTATAAAGTAAATTATAAATAACTCTTGATGATAATGTTTCTACAGATCCATTATCAGTTACATAATACACTTGAGATTTATCCATTTTAAATGCTTTGTTCTCAATATCTTGAATACCTCCAGGAATACTGTCCTCAATTTCTTTCATTTGTTGTTTGTAAGTTTCTATTTGTGTTTGGTATTCTTTTATTTTTGTATCATTTGTTTCTTTTGTTAGTTTTAATTCTATGTTGTTTTTAAGTTTTTTAATGTTGTTGAATTGTTCTAATTTTGGATTACCAGTAGCTTGATCTTTACCACTTGTTGCTCTTTTATAATCTGCTTCTGTAATAACTAATTTACCTTCTTGATCTAATCTTTTAATTGTATCAGCAACATCTAGTGGATTAACTCTATTCCCTGTTCTTCCCATACCAATGCCTTTTGTATCAATAATATCTTCAAAAGTTTTTCTGTATAAAAATGTAAGCTTATCTGATTTTTCTTTGTTTTTATTATCTCCACTAAAAAATAATGCAGATCCACTAGCAGAGGTACTCTCCAGGCCATTAATAATATTTAATCCATCTTTGTATAAATTATGATCTGTCCAGTGTTTATCGCCAATATCATAAGAATTAGCTGAATTTAATATTTTAGCTTTTGTTTTTCCTGTTAATCTATTGTCTTTTAATAATTGATTGTTATCCAACATACCAACTCTAGCATCTTCCATATAACTATTTTCTACACCAGGAGTATCATCATCTGAATTAAATCTATTAAAGTATGTAGCTTTTAATGTTTCAGCAAATTCTAAACCTTTTTCTGTTGGATAAGTTTTTTTAAATAATTCAATATCGCTTTCTATTTCTTTTTCTAATCCAGAAGTATCTGTACCTGGATCAACATCTTGTAAATTTATAATTTTTAATAGTATTTTAGATTGTTGTTGTGCAGCTCCTAGATCTAAATATTTTTTATCATTTTCATATAATTTATTAACTCTATCTGTTTCGTTATTAAATATTGTAAATAAATCATTTGCTAATTTTTCTCTTTCGTCTTGATCCAAAATAGTATCAACTGTTGTATCGCCAACACCAATAACAGTTCCTTCGTTTGAAAAAACTGGGCTAAAAAAATCTTTAGTTTTAAATGTACCATTTCTAACATTATTAATAGCTTCTACTAAAGCAGGAGCATTACCTTTAAATTGTTTAAATGTTTCTTCTAAATAAATCTTTTGAAACGTTGTTCTTGCATGGTTAATATCTTTACTAATAGCTTTACTATCTCTAATACCTAATCTTGTTGCATCTTTTTCAAAAAATAATTTACCTGCTGTAAATTCTTCTTTTGGCCCTAGTGAAAAAAAATCTCCTACTAAATTATTTACAAATAATCCTGCTTTCGCCAGGCCATCATCTCCTTTAGCAGCTCCTTTAATAACATTATTTGCATAACCAGAATTTATTGTTCCTGTAAATATAGAAGTTTCAATATCATTTTTACTACTAGACCAATTTGTATAAACAGATTTAGCATAAGGAATTGTTGATTGTTCAAAATCATAAGCAAAGTAATTATAGAGCTGTGGGTTTTTTTCTCTTAATGCTTCTAATAATCCATCTTTAATATCCTGGGATGCTTTGGTAAATCCATTAACATCTGTTCTATTAGAAGTGTAAGCATTATAAAGTTTCTTTTCAAATAAAGATTTGATTTGTAATTTAGCAGCAGTTTGTGCAGATTTATAATAAGCCTGGCTATATGGATCTGTGCCTTGTTCTGGCATATCAGCAAATTTAATACTTTGATTACCAAGTTCATCTGTTTCTACTTTGTATGCTTTAAATGTTTCTCCTTGTTCAGCTCCTGTTATAGCTTGTTTTTTGCCATACTCTTTAAAACCCATAGCAGAAATTTGATCTAATTTTTGTGAAAGATTTAATAACCCTCGTCTAGTTTCAGCAAGCCCTGTTTGCTGCACTTCTGGTAAGGATCTTAATCTTACTCCTAAAGGTTTATATGTAATCTTTCGTGTTGCCATATTATGTTGTTATTAATTTTTTTCCTGTAAATGGATTTGTTCCACCAAGTTTTGCATAACTATAAACTCCTGTTCCAAGAGTTGCAAAAGCATTTGCATAACCAAGTTTCTTTGCAGTTTTTCCTGCAGATATATCTATAGCTGCTTGATACTCTCCCATTTTTTTTGCAATATTTGCATTGGTTTGTGCAATATTATATTCTTCAATTCCTTTAGATGCCATTTTAGTTCCAACACCCAATTTACTTCCAGAGAATGGATCTGTACTTCCAAAGCCTGCAAACGCAGTATTGTAAGCCATTTGCTCAATAGTATTTTCTAAAGCTTTAATTCCATCTTCTTTCGCCTGGACAGCAGCTATTCTACCTTTTAAAATTTCTTGTTTTGCTTTTGCTTGATATTGTAATTCTGTTGCTTGAGCTGCTCTGTATTGAGATATTGCTGAAGCTACTGAAGCTGCTGCTGCTACGTATTGTACCATATTATTCTCCTATATACTTACTTTGTACTCTACTCCTAACAATGTAAAAAATAGAGGTTTAGTTTGTGTTATTGTTAATGTACTTTCTTCTGTAAATCCATTTAATGGCTGTACAGTTTTTATTCCAGTATAAAATTCAATTCCATTACCCAAGCTCAAATTCTCCAAATTTCTAAATGATACTTCTTCAGTATCAACTTTTATGCTTTGTGTGCTATTTAATATCAGATTTACTTCTGTAATTCTCTTTAAAAATCCTTGCACGTTGCCATTTGGCAATCTTGTTTCTATAGGTAAAGTTTCAATAATTGGAGTGTAAGGTATTCCAACTTCAACATATTCTGTTGGAACAATATCTAAAGTTACTTCTCCAGAGCTTACAGTTTGTTGGTTAAGGGCCAAATCATCTCTAACAATATCTACAGTTTCTCCTTCTAAATAAGATAATCCAGATACTGTAGTTGTCGCAGGCAAAGTAGTGTCATAAAATTGTGTTGCTGCATCTGTAGTAAAATCAAAATCAAATTTTTCTAAATGATAAACATCTGATCCATTTATTGTTCTTTTTACTACAACATAGATTTCATCAAAATCAGAACAAGCATTTTTAAATAATCCATCTGTTGTCCATAAAGAAGGAGATATAACTTGTTGATACCTTATAAAAGGATATGCAGCTATTGTTCCATCTTGATTAATTAAAATTATTGTGTGTGGCCTACTGGTACTTGTAGGATTAACATGGCTTATATCAACTGGATTATCTACCAAGTGAGATGAAAACAATGAAAAATTTTGTGATCTGTAATTAACATCACTGTCTTGGAAAACATATTCTATTAATTGATTACCTTGTCTTTGTATAAAATAAGTAGCATTTTCTGTTGATATTGGTTTTAATGCTTTTGATCCTGTTCTTGTTGTAACTTTAAAAATTATATTAGTTGGTTCAATAGGATCTAAACTTCCTTGTGGTACAAAGAATTCTCCACCAGAAGTAAATACTAATAAATCTCTATTTGATACAATAGAATTAATTGCATTAACTTCATCTGTATCCAGAGTAGCTTCAACAGCTTCATCTGCTAATTGTTGTCCTGGATCAAAATTAAAAAAATCTGCAACAACAGATCCCCATACTGTTGAGGGCCTAGATTTAGATCCACCAAAAAATAATCTACCCTCATGAAAGGTTGCAGATCTTGGCCATCCACGTGAGCTGCTCCAAACATCTTCATATCCACTTTCAAATTCCCAATCTGCAACTGGTATATCTTCTGTTGATGCTAAAGGTATTTCAACAAATCCTTCAAGTTCATCATCTGATATTTTTTTTACAATTCTTACTCTACCAAAAGGTTCTATATTTATATATTGATCTACGTATGTACTTTCTGCAGCAGAAAAAATACCATTAGTTGGTTTGTTGGTTAATCTAATTGTACCTTCAATAGCACTTGGAGTTAAGTGTGTGTGGGATGCAAACGTTGATCCTGCAGCAGTTGTAACAGTGTATGCGTATTTAGGTATATATTCAAAAGTCAAATTAGTAACTGTCCAGGAGCTGTGAGAAGCTCCTCTAGTTATTGTTACTGGGTTCATATCTTGCTGCATAATAATTAAAACATCTGCAGATTGACAAAAATATAATTCTGATAAATTAGTTGAGCTAATACCTGTAGAAGAAAGATCTAAATAGTCATTACCAGATCCATTAATATTAGTTACAAGTTCTCCAAGTTTATAAATATACAGTCTATCTGATACAAATAAAAATACATATTGTTGTTCAGTAGAAAATTCAAAAGAAACTAATCTTGTTCCATTTTGTGGACTAGCTGCAGCAGGAATTGTGTCTATGTATTGTAATCCTGGTCTTCTTTCTACAGCTCCTTGAGGTAAGCAAATTACATTAGTTAAGGTTTTAGCAGCAGCTCTGTATTGATCTAAATCAACTCTGGCCCTTAATAAAGGATCAAACTCCCCTGCTGTGAAGTTTGTTTGTATTCGTACAATATTTTCATTATCTGCCATTATCTTATATTCGTTAAAACATAATCCTCAATAACATTTGGTGGTTGTCCTTGAGCATCAATTTGGGTTGCAGTTCTAAAATATCCACCTCTGCCCTGGTCAGAAGGATTGCCCAAAGCATGAGTTTTCCAATAATCAGCTTTTGTAGTTTGATCTGTAATAGGTTCAGCAAGATGCCAAGCTAATTGATAAACTAATAATGTAACAAAATAAGTTGGCATATTACCTTCTGCTACATCATAAACATAATCAATATAAACTGTTGTTGAATTAGTAACTAATTTATCTCCATAGATTTCAAAATCTAATTCTTTTGGAGCATTAGAATTTCCAGAAAAAAATACTGCAACAGGTAAAGAAGAAACTGCATCTGTTGGAAGTGTGTATTGATAATCCCACTCATTTACTGGAGTTGCTGTGTCTTGGGCCAGTTGTACTTTTTTAAGTGCAAACTTCCAAGGATACATTGAAAGTGTATGTTTCTTAACAAAGTCAAACATATTGTTTGCTATGCCAGAAGCTTTAGATCCATCTGTAAATGAAGTGATAGTATTAGCACCTAATAAGGTTAATGCGTTATTTGCTATTGAAACTTTTGTATCTCCTGCTGCCATACTATCTTTTACCTTAAATTAAAAAAAAGAGTAGGGGAGAAATTAATCTCCCCTAACTCAACTATTTGTTATTAATCTGCGTCAGCTACTGATAGAGCTGTTCCATCAGATACATCAACAACAGATCCTGTGTTTGATAACACAGTTACCAAAGTTGATGTTGGTACTGAAGCATCCCAAACATGAATTAAATCGCCAACTTTTAATACATCAGCAGCTCCATTGAAGTAGCCTTCTGTATTAATATCAGCAATCGCATCAGTGCCTGGTGCAGTGTAACTCCACATTTGAGGAGCTGTTCCTGCTTTAGCTTGTCCACCAATCGGCTGTAGATTTGCTTTAGTATAAGCCATAATTATCCTCCTCTATTAGCTTTCGTCACAAGTTATTTTTACGATACCTTCATCATCAATCGCAACAGCACCTGCTGAAAACATACTATTAACCAAGAAAGAAGTTTTCTCTGGTACATAGTTGATTTCTGTTTTGATCCCCATACCTTCAGCCATACCCATAGCTGATTTGTGGAAAGCAAAAACAGTTCTGTCGTTAGTTGATAATGGTAGGCCACCTTCAGATCTATCTCCTACTACGATTATTCTAAATCCTAGCATAGCAGAAACTTCCCCATTTAATAGGGCCTTAACTGCAAAGTCGTTAGAGATAGCTCTTTCATCTCCTAATAATCCTGCAACGTTATTTGCATGGATTACCATGTATCTGTCTTCTGAAGGAACGTTACCTGCATCAAGAAGCTTTTTAGCTTCAATCATTTTACCAACGTTCAAGTTAGAAGCAGCAGCAGATCCAGATGTTACCACTGTTTTAGCAACAGTTAATGAAGTTGATGAATTGTTAAGAGCATCAATAACAAGTTGATCTTGTCTTCTAGCGATAGCTTTAGACACAACCTCTACTAATTCCCTTCTTTCATCAAAATTAACTTTTGCTTGGTGGAATATATCGCTGTATTCTGCAGCGTTATAATCCGACATAGTCGCAGTTACTTGCGAATATGTTACGTTTAATGGAGTTACATCTGTTTGAGGTATTCTAGCTGTTGCTACACCTTTTCCAATTTTTGGAAATTTTACAGTGTTGGAGCTTTGGCCAGAACGAAGTCTAACAGTTTCTCTTAACTGGGCAGAACCCTGGTAAGCCTGTTTAACTTCTGCATCAAACAAAGTAACAAACGCATTACTTATATTTATTGCCATGTTTTTCTCCTTTTTTAAACATAGTTAGTTTATTTATTTACACGTTGCGTAGTTGTCTTTGGAAAAAGGCTACAGCTAAAAAACTGAAGGCCAAAAAAAATTCGGTTATCTTCTTGATTTGGATATATCAAAATTCTAGGGCTGCAACAAGTGTTTTGTGCAACCCTAGTGTTTCATTGAGAGCTATAATGAAATCGTATTATCCTGGTTTATATTCGCCAGGGAAAGCTTTTTCAAAAAGTTTTTCAACTTTCATAGTAAATGCAGGATCTTTACCATATTTAGGATCTGCTACCATGGCCCTAATTTCATCTTTTGACATACCTAATTCTTCTGTTGGTTCAACAGTTGGTATAGGTTGTTCGCCATAGTATGATCTAATTTTTTCAATAACTTTAACACCCAATGCAGTTCCTGCCATATTATCAAATTCAACTAGCTCTTGATCTGATAATACTCCTCTGTCTTTAAGAACATCTCCAAATTTCATAACAGAGCTTATTCTTTCATCTGCTTTGTTACCTAGCATTTTCTTTTGTTCAACAAGATCTGCCTGTGTTCTTTCTGCTACTGCCATATTGTTGTCAATAAAAGTTTTAGCAAGATCTTCATAGGCTTCTTGAGTTATTCCATATTTTTTGGCCCAATCAGTATATTCTTTTACTAAAGGATCTTCTTTAGCATCTATCTGTTGCTCTTGTAAAAAATTAGTATCATAATCTTTTGGAGCTTTGTGGCCACCCTGGCTAAACTTTTTTTGAAGTTCATTGTAAGATTTTACTAAAGCCTCAATATCTGGGCCTTCTTTTTCATCCCAGAATTTTTGTGGAAAATACTCTGGTCTTTCGTATTCATCTTTATCATCTGCAGCTTGTTCTTCTCCAAGCTTATCTTCTTCTGGTTTATCAGAAGCTAAATGAGAAATAGGATCACTATCCTCTACAGATTTTTCTTCTTCTGGTATTGATTGTCTTGCTTCTTCAATCAAACTATTTGGTTTTGTTTCTTCTTGTGTTTGTGCTTGTGCTTGTGCTTCTTCAGCCATTGTTTCCTCCTATTTAATTTCGTTTAGCACGTTCTATTCTTTGTAAGATTTCTCTTACAACTGCGTTTTGTCCTTCTCTAACATATCCATAATGTTCATCTGCTCCTGGATACCAAGATGGACTATCTACAGTTCTTGATTTTAAATCATCCAGAATAATTTTACCTTCTGGTGTATTAAAAACTTTTGCATATAAGCTGTCTTTTTTTTTTTGTTCATCAACAGCTTCCATTTTATTTTGGAAATCTAAACCTTCCCAACCTAAATCATCATAATTATCCATATTATCCTAACTGTGCTTCTACGTTCACTTCTTCTTCTTGTGTTTGTGGCTCTTGTTGTGGTTGTTGTTGCATTTGTTGTGCTTGTTGTTGAGCTTGTTCTATCATCTCTTGTCTTTCCTCTGGAGTGGTTCTTAACTCTGCAGGAATTCCAAGTTTATCTGCAACAAAATCTGCAACCCTATCTATTCTAACAGCCATTTGGCCCATAGGCCCTAGCTGTTGAATTATTTGCATCCAACCCATAGCAGTTTGTACTTCTTCGTTTGATTGTGCGAGAGCTAGTGGAGAAGTCGGCTGCAATTTGATTTCTAATCCATTAACTTTCAGAGGCAAAGATATGATCTCACGATCATTCATAACAGCCAAGGTTCTTCTAACTAAAGGGAGTACAGCCTCTGAAATCAATCTACCAAATGCAGATCCAAGGTTTTGTGAGAGTTCCTTCATTCTTTCTACAATTTCGGTAGCTGATCTCGCACTCATATTATCTGGAGGCAAGCTCTCATCTAACATGATTTTTTTTACGTTCATTCGTAAATCGTTTATAACTAACTGTGATAAATTAATATCTCCAGATCTTTGTAAGGGTTTTAAACTTGGGCCTGTAGGGCCATCATTTCTTGCAACAGGAATGATAGCACCAGGAGCTATTCTTACAGTTTGTGGATTTAATACTCCATCATCTGAAGCTGTATAAACTCCTGCAATATTTAAACTTGCATTTTTAAGTAGCAGCTCAACTGTTTTGTTTAATGTTTTAATATCTGGCAGAGCTGTAATTAGTGGGCCTCTACCATAGATCTCTCCTGCAACTTTCATGTATCTACTTATGATCCATGGCATAGTTTCAAAAGTTCTATGTACAATTTTTTCTGGCCCTTTTTTCCAGATTACACAATAGTGATAAAAACCATCATTATCATCATACATTGTACTTTCATAAAGCTCTGTATATTCATCTGGTTTTTCATCAATAATTTTTTGAAATTCTGGTGGAATTTTTGCATCTGGATATTGTTTTTTAATAATATCATTTTTTAATCTTAACCTTCTATAAACATTTTCAATAGATCCATTAGCTCCTTCTTCAAAAGCAATTAAGTATTGTGGTACAGAAATAAATTTAATTGGTTCAATTTCATCTCCAGGTAATACCAACATACAAGCTGTACCAACGCAAAGATCTAAAAGAAATTCTCCAATCGCTAAATCAAAATTTGTTTGTCTTAATACAGAAAACATTTTGTCATTCATCTTGTCTAACTCAACCTGGATCTCTGATTTTCTTTCTTCTGGTACTTCGTTGCCTGGCTGAAGTCTTACCCATTTTCTGTATGGTGGAAATAAAGCTGATTGAATTCTGTTTGCAAATCTTTGAGCTGAATGAATAGCTGTACTGTCAAAAACTTTTGACATTTTTCTTTGTCCAGGAGTACCACCATCAAAATATCCATCATAAAGATTTCTTTGAGGTAAGGCATATTCATAACACTCTTGATAAATATCTCTCCATAATTCTTTTTTACCTTCTGCTTTTTTAATTCTTTCTAATATTTTTTTTGCGTCTAACATATCTATGCCTTTTTATTATTTGCTGCAAATTTAGCAGCAGCTTCTTTACTTCCAAATCCCCATGCTTTTAAAGCTAAAGCAAGTCTTGTGGGCTTTCCATTTTCATCTTTCATTGAGCCTTTCATTCCTGCAAACCTAGCAGCAAAACTTACTCGCCTTCCATCTGTTCCTGTCTTCTGTGGTCTTTTTAAATTACTTCCTTCAGTTCTATTAAAAAACTTTCTACCTTTTTCATTTAGTCCACCTTCTGGATTTTGATGTTCTTTAGAGTAACCCATTAAAAAATTATTGCTCCTAAAATAAATGAAACAACAAGAGCTGCTAAACAAAGTTTATGTTCTTTAGATCTTCTTTTCCACTCTCTAGGTGTGTGTCCAAATATAATCATGATTTCTTTTTAAATCCTTCCTT